TCTAAGTTTGGTGATGTCCAACTAAAGTTCACACCTCCAACTGTCTGTTGTGTAAGAGTGGTAGCTGTAGGATTGATGTAGTTATTTGTATCGGCACTTTCAATGTTATGTCCTGATGCAGAGTAGGAATATCCTGTCCTATATTGATGACTTGTGATCGTTTCATTTATAACTGACTCTGAGGAACTTGAAGTTTGAGAACTTCCAGATCTGAACTGGGGAACTACTGGGACTGCAAGGGTTTTGACAGGAAGTAGCAATAATATTAATAGCCAAAATTTAGTCAATTTGGATTGTAACTGTAGTTGAACCTACACAACTTGTACCAGATCCTCCAGCAGCACAGGTATGAACTCCACTAGATAGACTCGTCATGCTAAGTGAACCTGCGACCCCTCCAGAACCTATGGTCGTTTGTCCCGATAGATGAGGCAATGCAGCGATCCCTGCCGATGGGGTAACAGCCGATGGTGTTGCATCACCCATTGTTACTGATTCAGTAAGAGTAAAAGCTGACCCTGCTGTTGTAACTGCTTTATCTGTTTGAATTAAAGCTGGCACACCTGCGGTCAAACTCCCAACATTAAGTCCTCCAATCTTCCCAGCCGTAGTAGAGCCACCAGAAGTTACAGATGGAGTAATGTTGTTACCTGATATTGAATAAGTCGTACCAAGTTTATTCGTGACACTATATGGCATATCTACACTTATCTGTGCAGATGTTGTGAACTTTTGGGTTATATCAGCATAAACTGGTGCTGATATTAGAAATAAGAAAGGAATTAATCTTTTCATTTTTTGTTATCCTTTTTGTCTACAACTTCCGCACCAAGAATCTTGATGGGTGTCTCTATCCTAATTGTTTGATAACCTCCTGATTGTGTAGCTAATAACGCTTCCACTTCTTTTTTGTTTAGTGGTTTTTCATCTGGTTTAAAAGTACCATCACCTCTTTTCTTAGCACCCTCCAAACCGAAGCTGGCGAGGGCTCCCGTCAGAAGCGAAGCAGGAAAAGTTATATCCTTGGGTTCGTTGCTATATCCTGGGATTGAAATGTAGTTTAGAGAAACTATAAAGCCACTCCATGCAACTACGACAAGCCTTACCACAACTGAGATAAAGGCTAATTGCTCTTCTTTGTCATTAATGCTCTCTTTAATTTTTTGGAGAGGACCTTTTTTGACTTCTTCTGTCATAACTAGGATTTATTAGTCATACTATACATAAATATAGCTTAAAAACAATGCCAGAGGTATATGGAGCGTTAATAGGAGCAGCAGCCACCGCTTTTCTTATGGTTTTATCTAATGTAAGTAATCGTAGAGAGCGAGATATTAGAGAATTATTTAACAGATTAAATCAACTGGAAAGAGCAGTAAGTAGAATAGAAGGTCAATCTGATATAACATAGAAATATATTTTAAAATTGTGTGTTTAAAGAACTAATTTGGGTAAAAGAAAATTCGTTATCAGAAGACTTTTGTAATCAGGTTATTAATAAATTCGAAACTGATCCTTATAGAAAAGCAGGGAAAGTAGATCAAAACAACCCTAGAATTGATAAGGATTTAAAAGTAACGATAGACGCTACTATTACACACAATATTGCATGGAGAGAAGAAGATGAGGTTTTATATAAAGCCTTGGGTAAAGGATTATATGAATATGAAATTTATCTACAAGAGATTTCTTCAGGAAAATGGAATCTACATCCTTCCGATGGATACCAAGTAAAAGATACAGGATATAAGGTACAAAAGTATGAACCCAATGGCTTTTATAATTGGCATCACGATTGGTGTTTACATGAAGGATGGTCTAGGATTTATACTTACATCTGGTATATGAATACAATAAAAGAAGAAGATGGTGGCTGGACAGAATTTATTGACGGTACAAGAATACAACCTGAAGTCGGGAGCATACTACTTTTCCCTGCGACCTGGACTTATGTTCATCGTGGCTATACAACAAAAGTTCCTAAGTACATAGTAACTGGCTGGATATATGCAAGGCCATAGGTTAACGCAGCGTTAATAGGAAAGGCCAGAGTTGGTAATGTTTGGTATGTTTGGAAAAGAACATACAAACTTATGTCTAAATTTTTAGTTAATTTGATCATCAAATTTGGAAGATCTGAGTCTTTGCGTAAAGCTGCTCTAACGCTTTTAAAAGATCTTGCAGCCAAATCAGACAATGATATTGATGATGCAATCGTCAGAAAGATTGAACAGAAACTATTTCCTGTAAAATGAAGCTTAAAAAATTTCTCAACATTGATATAGAGCCAGCACCTCCTGAATTGGAATTATCTGTTGAAATGAGATGTCGTGAAATTATGGAGAGTAATGATTATGACAATATCAAGAGGTATTGTACTCATCTTATACGAAAGCAATTAGATCAAGATGTCTTTTTAGCTTCTATGCTAGGTAGGCTTATCGAACTAGAAGCTAATCTTGTATTAAAACAGGTTCGAAAGGAAAAACCTATTAATCCGATAAAAAAGTTTTTTCGTATTCCTTAAGTTCTTTATTTGTAAAGTCTTTTACTAATAATCTTTCAATTTTATCTATTTCATAATTAAATTTTAAAATTGCAGTTCGGATATGCTCTGTAATCCATCCTTCTTGTCTAGAAATAACTTGAGCTTTATTTCTTTCGTTTATAAAAATATAATGGTCATAACCTTTAAGTTCTATATCTAAAAGATTTTTCTCAAGATTTTTACGTCTTATTTCTCTTAATCGCTTTAGTTTTTTAGAGTCGCTCATTTTCTAGTTCCGCTATCCTTTTATTTATAGCATCATATCTTACACAATATTCCTTAAGATCTAATCGTTCAAACCAAAATTTTTTCTGTAATGCTGCAAGCTGCTGATAATAATTTTTGATCAGGTCTTTGTTGATTTGCTCCATAGTTTGATTAAAAGCTCAAGTTCAGCAATTCTTTTCTTTGCTGCTGCGATTTTTTGTTCAGTTGTCATAAATAAGAAAAGGGGCAAAATGCCCCTATAAATCAAGCTGGGATCGACTCGAAGTCTCTGCTTCTTACTGGTAATGTGAAATTATCTACATTAATTTCAATAGCTGCTCCAGCACTGCCATCTCTTCTTTCAAAGGTTTTTAGCTTGCCACGGCCAACAACAGTAATTTGATTGCCTTTTTTTACATAGTTTGCAATTACATCACCACGGTTACCCCATACAGCACAATCAAATTGTGTCGTAGTATCTTGATCATTTGTAAGCAAGGTGAAACTGGTTACTTTTGTTCCTCTTGAAGTTTCTTTTTGTTCAGGGTCTTTAGCTAAGTTGCCAACGGCTGTTACGTTTAACATAATAAAAATTTAATTAGTCAGGGTTGTTAGGTTTGTTCTGCCAATCCTCAATATCTAATCGGTTATATCGAATAGTGTTATTAAGAATGACAGTCCATTTTGGGCCACTAGGATGACCCTTGCGAGTTTTGGTTCTCCAAAGTCGCACAGTTTGAGGTCTTACACCAAGCTCTTCAGCTAATTGATCTGATGTTATAAGTTCATTCATGAATCCTCCTTCTCTAAAATAAGTGTCAGCAATCCATCTCTTTGATTTTCACTAATAGCATTAGTTTCATATCGTTTTGAAATGTTTTGCTTCAACTTGCCCAGGCTGTTTTTGTTATCAGGGTTTTCGATAAAGGCTTCACATTGTTTAATGAACTGGTCACTTTCAGATCTTTCTATTGGTTGATTGCTTGAGACAGTTGGTTTACTATCTTCAGTCTTTAACCATGCCTTATCTTTATCGTATAAAGAAAGGCCAAAGGAATCTCCGAATTGCATCAAGGCACGTTTTCTAGCGTCACTCTCAGCCTCTTTGATTGCTGATTCATGTTTATCACCAATACCACCCATGCGGCCGTGACCAGCACCAGTGCCTTCTCTGACAATATTATTACCAACAGTAATTCTTACTTTTGCAATGTAAGAAACACATTTTGGATCTTCAAAAACTAAGGATGTCTCTATAGTCTCAGATGACCAACCATCAAAACCAAAGATGCGATTTGCTTCTTGGATAACGTGCCAGCTTTCAACATAAGCTAACTTCTGGCCACCTCCACCACTACGGAAAGAGACATTGTTTTTGTTAATTTTTTGATTTAGCAGTTTTTTCTGCTCTTCATTAAAACTCATTTTTCTATAGGGGTTGTAAATGCCCATCGGGGCAAGGATAAGGATTGAACACCTGCCTGACACCAGCTTGGCCAGTCATCAAGCAAGCGACATTCGGCAATCTTATCTAAAGCACTTCTACTAAGGTTTTGGCCTTCTTGCAACGCATCTTCATCTAACTCCCATAACCCGACATCAAATGGATATTCAGATTGAACTACAAGAAAAATAAATCTCTTTGCTGATGGGATTCCATTTAAATAGTGTGCTGCCTGTAAATGATATTTGAAATTAGCAACTGCCTTTGCAAAGTCTCTAGGGTTTGCTCCTGTTCTGCTTGTTTTCAAATCAACGATAGTTTCTTTATTCAACCAATCTGGTCTGCACTTACAGGTCAGTCCAGAAGCCTTATCATCCCACCAGTATGATTTCTCAGCAATACCTTCACTAAGCAACTTCTTGGCATAAGGTTCTGCAAAAACCGCATCTCTCATCTTGATAGCATTTGCCATGTCAGATTCAGTTACAGGAGTTATACCTTTTTCTTCGGCCTCTTTTGCCTCTTCTTTCCCTTTCTTGGTTGTTCTAGAAGATACCGTAACAAATCTTTTATTTAGTTCATCAGGTTCTAATACGGCACAATGAGTTAATGTTCCGAGCATCATGGCTGCCGTTGGTTTTCGTTCTGGCCTGTCGGGATTTAAGAAAGAATTATAAAAAGCTTTGGGGCCATGAGATACCATTACTTTTTGCATTGATGCTGAGATTGCACCATCAGCATGATATTTTTCGTTTGAAATCTGGGTTGATCCTGTTGTCATGAGTTTTTATATCCTTTTGTATGTGGGCCGTATTGCATAAATAAACGTGGCCATGTTTTTAAAATAAGTGTTTTATCTTGTGGCATTGCAACAAGACCTGCCTGTGCAAGACGTTTTAAAAATGATGAGGCTCTAGGGCAATCAATTACAGATGCAAACGTGTTAAAGATTTCTTTGTCGGTCATAGGTAAAGTAGAAGTGCCGAGGTTGAGGCGTTCAGGGGTTGGTCGCTTCTTCCTCGGTTGTTTATGGAAGCGAAGGCCAAGGTCATATTCAGTCATCATCGTCTTGCAAGCTCCTCACAAGCAGCTTGGACATTAAAAGTGTGGCAGTCTATCTGGGTAGAACGTGTTAATGAATCTGTAAGTGCAAAATATCCTATGCCGAAAATGCAGAGATAGAGTAGAGCGTGTTTCATGGGGTTAGTTTCAGGGGTAAATTAATAATAACTAATGGTCAACAGTTGTCAACTGTTCATGGATATCTTTTACTCTTTGCAGTGGTATCGCAGCACATTGAACGACTACAGAATTTCCTAATGCTTTAAGTCTGTCCACCCGATTGGATAGCCCATCATCTCCTCTACGAAGGCAGGGTTTAGATACATATCCTCTCCAGTTTGGGTTGAGTCGATGTTCTGTAAATCTCCATGCGTATGGATTTTCGCTGCGATCTCTGTTTCTAGATACTTTTTGTATTCTAGTTTTGCCATCCCCTCGCTCAGTTTCATATTCATTCCCTTTGCTGCCCTTGGTGTCGGTAATAGAGAGTTGAATGTTTCTTGAGTCTTTGGATTCACTGCTTCTCTGAGAGTGGCAAGTTTGGTTCTGCCTTTCCTCGCCCCTTCCATTTGTTTCTTCAATGCTTCTGGACTCCTTTGTGGAAGATGATCCATAGTGGTTGGGGTCGGTAGAGATTCCGATGAGCCAGAATCTATCTCGTTGGTGGCAAGCTCCAATACTTGAGCTTGGTATACAGCACCACTGACATTCATAACTCCCTGTCTCGTAAATGTCCCTGAGAACAATGTCCAATCCGTTATTAAGGATTGCTGATACGTTCTCCAAGACGAAGTACTTTGGTCGTACCATGCGTATGGTTCTGATGAGTTCAAACCACAAACCAGATTTTGAAGTTTCCGTAATGCCTTCTCCTTTCCCTGCCGTACTGATTGACTGACATGGGAATCCTCCGCATATGACATCGTATTGAAAAGGTTCTGCTGTGAATGTTGTAATGTCATCGTGAATAGGTACGTTTGGCCAATGTTTATTTAATACTTTTTGACAGTATGGATCATTCTCTACGAATTGTGTAGTTTCAAAACCGCCAACAAGTTTCTCAGCAGCATAAGAAAAGCCTCCAATGCCACTGAAAGTATCTAATAATTTAAGTTTTTTCATTCAAGACCTTTATATAGTTTGTCAAGATCGCCCTCTCTTTCTATATCCTCTCTAATTCTTTTTTCGTGAAACTCATAAAATGGTTCTTTTAAAAGTTCATTGTATGTATTATCCTCTCTAAATTCATGGAAATTTATTTCATCAATATTACAATTAGTTTTTTTCATAATCTTATTAAATAGGGCATCATGGTCTTTTGCTTTCCATAGTTTTGATTTAACAAGTTTTTTGCCATCAACTTCTTCATTGATAGCTTTGACCAATGCTGCGGTAGCAAATTGTCTGTTTTCTCTATTTTTATCATTTTCATACAAAGCCACAGTGTCTCTCTCATTGCTTGTAAGTTCAATCTGAAAAACTTCAAAAGTTGGTGTCATTTTAAAACCTCCTGTAAAAATTCTTCTGCTTTTTGTTTAGATGCAAAATATGGTGGGCTATTTTTGTAAGTTTTTCCTATCCAAATACCATTTTCATCATGAATAGTCCATAACCAACATTTATAGATTGCATAAGAATCTTTGTCTTTAATTACTTTGAATTTTGTCATTTACTTAGCCTCCATGTTGAAGAATTGTCCATCGCACCATTCATAAAGTTCTCTTTCGATAGGTTCGATTCTTTCGCTTTCAAAGATATCTCTTTCAATACCAACAGAAAAAGTACCGTTGTTTAATATCTCCAAGTAGCCACCCTTGTTGTAAACTCTTACAGTTTCTGTTCTGTAATCAACGCTGTCGATTGCAAATTGTTCTTTTAAATCTGCTTTTGTTTCTTCATTATATGGAAAATCTTTGTGATCGTTTTTCCAATCTTCAAAAGTAATTAAGTTTGTCATTTGAGGGGGTTGTCTCTATACCTTTAATATTACATCTACCTTCAACAACTGTCAACAAGTAAAGAATATATTCTGTTACATTTGTAATTCTGCTATTCGTTCATC